ATGACCGAGACACATCAGCCCACGTATCGCGTCGTCACCTACGGGTGTCAGATGAATGTCCACGACTCCGAGCGGATCGCCGGCCTGCTGGAATCAGCCGGCTATGTCCCCGACCCCCGGGACGACAGCCTCGATCCGGCCGACGTCGTCGTCTTCAACACCTGCGCGGTCCGCGAGAACGCCGACAACCGGCTCTACGGGACGCTCGGTCACATGGCGTCGGTCAAGGCCGCGAACCCCGGGATGCAGCTCGCGGTCGGCGGCTGCATGGCGCAGAAGGACAAGGCGACCGTCGTGGACCGGGCGCCCTGGGTCGACGTCGTCTTCGGAACCCACAATCTGGCCGCACTGCCGATCCTGCTGGAGCGCTCACGGGTCAACCGGGAGGCGGCCGTCGAGATCGAGGAGTCCCTCCAGACCTTTCCCAGCGACCTGCCCACCCACCGCGAGTCCGCCTACTCCGCGTGGGTCTCCATCTCGGTGGGCTGCAACAACACCTGCACCTTCTGCATCGTGCCGCAGCTGCGCGGCAGGGAGACCGACCGGCGGCCCGGCGACATCCTCGCCGAGATCCGCGCCCTCGTCGACGAGGGCGTCCAGGAGATCACCCTGCTCGGGCAGAACGTCAACTCCTACGGCGTCCAGTTCGGCGACCGGGGGGCCTTCGCCAAGCTGCTGCGGGCCTGTGGCCGGATCGACGGGCTCGAGCGGGTGCGATTCACCTCCCCGCATCCGGCCGCCTTCACCGACGACGTCATCGAGGCGATGGCCGAGACCCCCAATGTGATGCCCAGCCTGCACATGCCCCTGCAGTCGGGATCCGACCGGGTCCTGCGCGAGATGCGCCGCTCCTACCGCTCCAGGAAGTTCCTCGGGATCCTCGAGAGGGTGCGCTCGGCGATGCCCGAGGCGGCCATCACCACCGACATCATCGTCGGCTTCCCCGGTGAGACCGAGGAGGACTTCGAGGAGACCATGCGGGTGGTGGAGGCCTCCCGCTTCTCGGCCGCCTTCACCTTCCAGTACTCCATCCGGCCCGGCACCCCGGCCGGCGTGATGACCGACCAGGTGCCCAAGCCGGTCGTCCAGGAGCGCTACGAGCGCCTGGTGGAGCTGGTCGACGACATCGCCTGGGCCGAGAACCGGCGTCTGGAGGGCCGCACCGTCGAGGTGATGTTCTCGGCCGGCGAGGGCCGCAAGGACGACGCCACACACCGGGTCACCGGGCGGGCCCGCGACAACCGTCTCGTCCACGTCGCCCTGGACCCCGCGGGGGAGAGGCCGCGGCCCGGCGACATCGGCGAGGTGCGGATCACCCGGGCCGCTCCGCACCACCTGATGGCCGACTCCGGGCTGCTGAGCCTGCGGCGCACCCGCGGGGGAGACGCCTGGCAGGCCCGTCAGGAGGCCGCGGGACCCGTCGAGGTCTCGGCGGTGTCATTGGGGATGCCGGGGATCGGGGCCCCGGCGAGCTGAGCATCGGCCCGTCCTGTTCCGGACTACCGAGTTCCGACCGGAGGACATGACGAGGGGATGGCAACCATGAGTTGCCATCCCCTCGTCGCATTAAATCGGCTCTGACTAGGGGTTGAGTATCGATCTAGGTCTCTCGTGTCGCTCGCGTGACGTCCAGCCATGTCCCGTCATGTCGTGCCATGTCTAGCGGCGCAGCGACACCAGAGCGACACGGGATCAGCCCTCACCGGCCTCTCGCAGCCACCGGTCGAGGGTGCTGCGGGCGACCTGCGCGGCTCGGGCCACGGTCGCCTTGGGCACGCCATGATGGACTGCCTCGCAGCACTCGCGTCTGAGGTGGGTCTGGGCCTGCTCGGCGGCGAAGGCGCCGGCAGGCTTCGACCCATGCCGCTGGGCCGCACCCGGTGCCTCGCTAGGCGTACTTCCCTGTCCGGACCGATTAGTACGGCCATAATGGGCTCATGAGAACCAACGACACCTTCATCCCTCAGGCGGTAGGCGGGGAGCCTTGTCGGCTGCCGCCCGACAGGTATGTGGACTCCATGCCCTGCGATCCCGACCTGATCGTGGACCTGGGCCGGGTGGTGTGGGCCGCCGCCCGGCTGCACGCCGGCGTGCGCGACGCGATCAATCGGCACAAGGGGGAGCCGTCCGACGAGCCCTTCGAGGCCACTCTTGGCAAGGCTGTAAGGGAGCTTGAGGAACTCTCGGAGTCTGCTGGGCGAGACGATCAGGTGCGGTGGGCCGACGAGATCGGCCGGCCCGCAGCGAAGATGCGGGATGCCGTGGTCCATGGCGTGACCTTCACGGCGGAGGATGGGAAGCAGGCCATCCGCGCGACGGGGAGCCACATCGCGGCGGGGAGACCTGCCCGGTACTCGACCGCCGACCTGCGCGAGACGGTGCGTCACCTCATCGGTGCGAGCATGTCATTGCCGGAGTAGGCCCGTCTCTCAGATCCGCCATCTGGTGGATGCCGGGTTGTCGGGGCGGGAGGTGGATGCCGGGCTGGCGGCTGGGGTGGATGATTTGATTGGGCGTCTGTTGGCGGTGGCTGATTGGGGCGGCCCGGAGGGGTGACGCGTCCGGTAGGCTGGTGTGGCGTTCCCCGGGGTTCCTTGCTGACACTCGGCTCCGACGGGGGATGCAGAAATGGGGCCCCCTCCACCGTGATGGTGGAGGGGGCTTCTTCGTACCCGAGGATCAGCCTCCGGAGGGGATGGCTGCGATCGCGGCCGCGACGCGCCGGTCGATCTCATCCGCCAGGACCTTCGCGGTGATCAAGGAGGGGGTGGTCGCTGTCCCGGCCTGCACGTCGGCCGCCGATAGGGTGGGCGGCTGGGTGTTCGCATCCACCCCCCATGCCGGCTTCCCGTCCGAGCCGACCTTGAGGACCTGATTCTGGGTGCCGCCGGAGGGAACTAGTCGCTCCTCGGCCGGCGCCGAGGGGATGGTCGGCTTGTCAGTCAGGTCGTTGTAGGAGTGGATGTGGTTTCCCGCGGCGGCCGTGGTGGCGGTGGTGCCCAGCGCCAGGGAGGAGGTGCCCGCCCCGATGGCGGTCCGGGCGGCCCCCTGGTCGGCGGCCTTGAGCACCGACTTTCCGACCGCCGTCGCACCGCTCAGGGTGTCAGCGGTCGGAGCCGCGGGGATCACGGTGTTCCCGGCCATCGCGGTGGTAGCCGTGGTGCCGATCGTCGGGGTGAAGGTGGCCGGCTTCCCGGTCACATCCGCCCAGGACACCTCGCCGGCGGCGCTGTCCTGCCAGGCCAGGCCGTCAGGGCCCCAGCCCAGCACCTGCCCCTGAGTCGCCCCACCGGGCACGACGAGGGTGTTCACCACCGTCCCCTCGGGCGGCACGAAGGGGGCAGCAGACCAGAGCTGGAGGGGGGCCTCGTCGGTGTGCGCCTCGGTCAGCTCGAACTCGAACTGCTCGAAATTCAGCACAGTCGGGCTGGCGGGCTTGCAGGTCCACACCCCGCACCAGAGTTTCACTCCCTTCTGGCCGTTGCGGGATAGGTCGCCCTGGGCGTCGAGGTCGGCGGTGATCGGCCGGTTGTCCACGCGGGTCACCGGGTCGGTGCCCGACACGATGCGGGTCCCCTCGGCCGGCACGAACTGGATCAGCCGCTCACCGACGACGGGCACGAGGCCCGGGTTCTGGTCCTCATCCTGCGAGGAGTCGCCGACAGCGAACGCCACTCGGCCGACGATGCGGCCGAGCTTGTAGGGGACCGGCAGGTCGGTCTCCGGGGGATCAATCGTGGTCATGACGTTTCTCCTTCGGTTGATTCGATGGGGTCTGCGATCCAGGCCCCATGTGTGCAATCCACGGATGGTTCCGCCGTGTTGATCGCGCTGCTGTCATTCGCCGCGGCAGTGTTGGTGAATACGCGGCCCTTGTGAGTGACGCGGGCTTGCGGCGGCCAGCCCGTCGCCAGCGGCTGCCAGGGTGGTGGGGTGATCGACCGGTCCGTGCAATCCACCCCGGTCACAGCTGCGGCGAGCCTCGAGGCCAGGGCATTGACCTCCCCCGGCGCGTAGGTGATGGTGCTGCGGCGCTCGGACTCGGTTCTGCACCCGCTCTCCGCCTCCTGGAACTCGCCAGAGGTCATGGCGCGCCAGTCGATGCCGGGCACGGTCACACTCCGGCCTCCGCCTCGGCGTGACGCGGCTCCTCACCGGAGTCCGCATCGAACTCTGGCACGGCGTAGCCGTCCTCCGGCTCGACGTCAGGAACGGTCGGCAGAGGCTCGATGGCCCCTCCGGTCCCCGCCGTGAAGGACGGGTTCAGGATCGAGGTGACCAGCGACAGGAGCGCCGACAGGGTCGCGGTCACCAGCGCCGTCTCCCACGGCAGCGCCATCGCCTGCGCGCCGGTGTAGGTGGCGGTGGCGGAGATCCCCAGCGTGGCGACACCCACCTGGAGGAACGTCTTCCCGCAGCGCTCCCCGGCACCCTTCCAGAAATCCTTGGTGCTCACTGGGAGTCTCCGTTCAGCTTGGCCTCAAGGGCGTCGATGCGGGCGGCCAGCTGGGCGTTCTGGTTCTGCACGACCCCGATGTCGCCGTGGAGCTGGACGCGGGTGTTCTCGATCTCGGCGCGGGCCTTCTCGATCCGCTTCTGGTTCTCCACGCTCACGGCCTTCGCGTTGTTGATGAGCTGCGCCTGACCCTCCAAGTGCGCGTAGGCGATCTCGTTTCGGACCAGGGCCGTCATGCGGACCCAATCTGACTGTTGCATGTCGTCATCTCCAGACGTGGTTGAAGTGGTGGTGGCGCCGCCCTTCGCGGCGGCAAGAATCTTGGCGATCGGAATCGCGCCCGGGTCGGTGTGTTCGTTCTCGGGAACATGCGAATGCCCGCAGACGCCTTTGAATTTCCGCCACTGCGCGAATGACATGCGGTGGGAATTGTTTCCCGCCCACGTGTCGAAGGCGTAGGGCGCCGAGATGGGAACCCCCCACTCGGCGTGGCACCAGGCGATGAACGCGCCGAGGTCTCGGATCATCCAGTCCGTGGCGTGGGTGGCCCAACACCACTTGTCGGCCAGCGTGTAGTCGCGGTGCCTGTTCGCGGTGGTGGCCCACCCGGACGTGCCGACCAGCTCCACCTGAATGCAATTCGCCGTGTTGGTCTCGACGCCGCCGGCCCGGTTGACCAGGGCGCGCGCCGACATGGTGACGGGGAAATGCTGCCGCCAGACCAGCCGCTTGTTAGTGAAGTCGGGCAGTGCGGTTAGGTGCGGGGCCACCCCGCCCCCGGAATAGCCGGGCCAGGACTGCCCCTCGGTGGTGTGCAGCACCAGACAGTTCGGGGCCATCGGGGAACCTCGATATGCGCCGTCGAACCGTTGCGCGGTGCGGTTGGCGGGCGGATAGTATGCCGCTCTGCTCATGTGTCCTCCTGGATGTCATCGTCCCTGCCGGGTGCCCTGAAAATCGGGGGCTGACCGCTGGTCTCATGGTCGCGGTAGTCCCAGCCGCCACAGGCGGGGGAGTCGCGGGGGCGACACCGGCCCTGGATGGCCCGGACATCATCACGGATCTGACTGATGTCATCCCGGAGGGTGCCGTGCTCAGAGTCAGAGGACCGGTGGATCTGCCGCACGTCATCACGGATCCCACCCAGCCCGGTCTCCAGCGCATGGAGACGGGTGGCCTGCCGGTCCTGCTCGGCCACCACCCCACGCGTCAACTCAGTGTTGGCCTCCACCGCGTCGGACAGCCGGTCCACCTTCCCCTCCGTCCGCGTGGACGCGTCCTTCATGCTCGAGCCGTGATTGTGGGTGAGTTCATGCTGGGTGGTCTCCATCGCGGCGGTCACATGCCCGCGCATCTGCTCCACCTCCGCACGAGTCTTCATGCCCTGCACCAGGGAGCCGATCAGGGCGGCGATCGATGAGCCGGCGGCCGTGATGAGGGCCGCCAGTCCCAGTTCGGTGACCAGCGGAACCATCAGGACACCTGCGTTCCTGGGATCGCCGACGTCGCGGGGAACGGCTGGTTGGTGGGCCAGGCGCAGGTGAACGTAAAATAGTCCGTTGCGGCGAGCGGATTTGTGATCGTGGATCCCAAGACCAGCATGGAATTGGTGGTACCCCAATAGATGACGCCATAGTTCGAGCCTTTTCCGCGCCACGTGCCCAATCCTGGCTCGTAGTTTCGGAATGTGGGCTTGAATCCGTCGGGGATTCCTGCGAAGTTCCAGCCGTGCCACTGTTTCCCGATCCACGACGACCCGGCAGTGACCGTCAGGTTGCCCTGCACGGTGACGAGGTCGCCGAGGCGGCGGGCGTAGAGTCCTCCGGACAGGGATGTGGTGCCGCCGTTGATGGTCCCGTTCGATGCGGCGAAATTCCAGGTTCCTGTGTCCTGGATGTGGGGGTTGACGGCGGCGCCGATGGGGTTCAGCAGCTCCCATATTCTCGACGTGTCGTCTGCGCTGAAATCCGTTCTGATCGATGACATCAGGCCACCGTCCTTTCCCATCCGATGTGCAAATCCATGCGGGCGCCGTCGATGATCGCGGCGGCGTCCCCGATGATCCCGATGCCGCCGGCCTCACTCGAGGAGAGGCGGGGCAGCCAGTCGTCGGGGATGTCCCAGACGGCCGTGTCCCCGACCGGCAGGGTGGGTCCGTCGGCTGTCGCCAGAACGGCCGGCCACACGTCGCCGGCCTGCCCAGCCAGCAGCGCCATGGTCAACAGCGCCGGGGCGAGTCCGCCGCCCGCCAGCCTGGTCAGGGTCAGGTCGGCGCGGCGGAGCGCCCCCCACGCCGAGGCGGGCCAGAACGCGGCCCCGGTGCAGGCTCCGCCGCCGGGATCCCCCTGCACCAGATTCTGGGTGTCGGCGCGCCACGCGCCGCCGCGCCACGTCCCCGACCATGACGGGGTGAGGGTGGATTCGCCGCCCCATCCGCCCACCATCTCCGGGGGCAGCGGCGGCGCGTCACCGTCCACGCCGCCCTGAGGCTTCTGCCCCTTCGCGCCGACCAGGGCGACGGCCCACAGCCGCCCGCCCTGATGGGCCAGCAGCACCTGGCAGCCCGAGGTGACCCCGTCCAACTGCCAGGTCGCTTGAGCCAGGACGTCGGCCGGCGCGCCGGGGATGCGGACCGTCACCATGCCGTTGGCGATCGCCGACTTCGTGCTCGCAAGAATGAACCCGGACATCAGCGATCCCCCCTCATCCATGCGACTGTGGCCTCCAGCTGGGACGGCTGGTGATGCACCGAGGTGACGCGGCCGATGAAGTCCAGCCCCTGGGCCCGGTCGCGGACGTGGGCGATGTCGCCCATCTGCGCCCGCGGATCCGGGGCGCATGTGACGCTGTAGGTGTCGACGCGGCGCAGCGAGCGGAGCGTCATCTCCTGGGCGACGCGGCGCAGCTTCGCCACGTTGGTGCCCAGCGTCGCACTGTCGAAACTGCCGGGAACCCAGCCGTACGGCCCACCCCACTTCCAGGGCCCCTCTGGCATGGTCCACGTCGCCGACACGGCCGTGTCCTTACCCTCCGGAGTGCAGCTGACCTTGTAGCCGTTGAACATGCTCTCGGTGTCCTGCTGAAGCACGACGTCCTTCAGGGTGCCGTCAGGCCCGTCCACCCACTCCACCTGCCAGTTCCAATCGGTGGCGGACCAGGGCGCGGACACATGCACCACGCCGTTGTCATCGACCCAGAGGCGGGCGGGCCAGCCGTCCACGATGTCACGGACCGCGGCGAGCCGATCCGACTCCGCAGTGAACGCCGGCATGGTTTCGTCGGCCAGATCCAGGGAGACGGGCAGCATGGACAGGAGCTGCTTCACTGCCTTCCCCCGAGTGAAGTTCGACTGCGTTGTGTACGGCGACCACAACGCGTAGCGGTGCGGGATCTCCAGCAGCCCGACACCCTCCACGTTCAGCACGTCACCGTTCGGGGTGGGCCGCTTCGCCAGGAACCAGCCCATGTTCACCCATTCGGTGGTTCGGCCGTGGCGGACTCCGGCGCGCACCTGAAACCGGTGCCCCACCGCCGCCAACGGATGCCCGGGCGCGGTGGGCCGCCACTCCGGCACATTCGGCACCTGGAAACTCAGGGCTCCTGGCACGTCCTGGTCATCGGCGTCCTGCACACTCCACGAATTGCGCACCACTGGCAGGGTGGCGAGACGTCGGCCGCCCAGCCACGATGTCACCTCGAGGAGCTGCCGGGCCCCACCCTGCACGGCAGCCCGGAACTGATCCGATGCGCGTCTCATGTCAGCGCCTTCAGATCAGTTGCGGCGATCTCGCCCAGCGTCTCCCAGCGTTCCGCGATCGCGCCGAGCGTGCCAACACTGTCGCCGCCCACCACCTGGTGCACGTCGCCGAGGGTGTCGGTCCACACCGCCTCATCCGAGGGCGGACCCTCCAGCTCCTCACACGAGGAGAGGGTGTGCTTGCGGGCCTGGCAGCGCCGGGTCAGCCACGACCACGTCCGGTCCCCGCCCCGCTGCAACCACACGTCAGGATGCTGCATGCACGGGAACCGCAGCAGCAGCGGATCACCGGTGGCCATCAGATCCTCGAACGCGGCGTGGTCGGCCGGCTCGGTGATGAACTGCGGGCTGAACGTGGGCGCCGCCTCCACATCCCACACGTGAATGCGCGACCTGCGGCCGATCACATCGACGGCGGTGTCGCGGCCGGCCATCGTCCTGTCCTGCCCGTCCGCCAGCACCGTCACCGGGCACACGATTCCCCGCCACGGATCCGACATGAGCGGATGATCTGCCGGGATCATCACCGGATCTGACGGGCCGATCGTCGGGGCCATCGAAATGTCGACCATGCGTAGCTCGATGTCATCGACGCGGCACCAGTCACCCGACGAGCCGACCGACAGCACGGCCGTCGAAGCACCATCGGGGATCGTCACATCTGCGGTGGTCTGCACCCACTGCCCCCAGTCGGCCGCCGCGGTCAGGGTCACGTCCGCCACATCACCACCCACTGTGGTCACTCCGATGCTGACCGGCACGTCGACCGGCGCACCGCACCATGCCGACAGCCTGTACAGGCCCGGCTCCACGGCCACCGGCTGAGACATGGGGCCCGTCGCCGGATCATGCGTGAAACACCGCGCCCCGGAGTGGCGATCGACGTCAGCCGCATACCAGCCGCCGTCAGCATCGTCCCAGCTGGCCATCAGATCCTCGGCGCCACCATTGGCCACCAGATCAGGGCCGAGACTCTCCATCGACGCCCCACTCGAGATGGCAGCCACATAGGTGACAGGTTTGCCGATGGGGGCCTCCGGATCGTCCCAGGACCCAGACCGTGCAGCCCCCGAGGTGCCGATCACCGGGCGGCGTGACCCGTCTGGGTTGATGCACCAGATCCGCATCGTCCCGGACGGGTTGTCGAGATCCAGGGTGACCCGGACGATCTGCCCGGTGACGACCTGCGCGCTGATCGAGCTCATCGGAGCACGCTCCTTCGATTCTGCTCGGTGCGGGCCGCCAACCGCATCTCCGAGCGGATGGCCTCCCGCAGCGTCGACCCGTCCACCACGACGGGGGACTGGCCGTCGCGGATCGCATCCAGCAGCTCATCCCACTGGGCATCCGACAGCACCGGCCCGGATCCGAAGGTGTCGGCCACCGCGATATGCGACGACCTGCGGGACAGCGCCGACGACTCCGACGCCGACAGGATCTGCTCCCCGCCGGTCAGCCGCATCAGCTCTGGGCCGCGCTCACCCACCCACGCCCACCCAGGGGCCGCGGACATGGTTCCGGAGGCGTAGCCGTGGCCCTTGCCAATCACAGCCCTCCAGTTGCGATGCTGAGCGGCAGCCGCGCGCATCCCCACGATCAGATTCTTGAGAGGATTCATCCAGTTGGAGGCGAACGCCCCCATGTCCCGCCCGAAATCAGCCCACGTCACACCGGGCACCTGCACTAGGCCCCGGGCAGGATCTCCGCGGCGCACGTTGATGTCCCGCAACGCGCTCGACTGGATCAGGTTCGGATTCCCATTGGACTCCGTGATGATCTGACGAAGCCACGCGTCCTCGTCGGCCTTCCCCGACCCGATGCCCGACCGGGCCAGTGCCTGACGGACCATGGCACGCCAGGACTCCGCATTCCCGGCGACGCCCGGGGTGCCCTGCGCGGCCTCACCCTTCTTGATGAACGCGTCCCACTTGCCCTTCGCCCAGGACGTCGCCGAGCTGAGGAGCTTCCCAGGGATGCGGGCGAGGGTGGCCGCCCACCCGTTGTTGCCGAGCTTGCCCGTGATGGTCTTCCCCAGCGCCGAGAACTTGGACTTGAGGAAGTTCATCGGGTTCGCGGCGCCGAGCACACTCTTGGCCTTGTCGGCCATCTGCTCGGCGAAGGACTTCACGTTGGCGACGACTTGGCCCAACCAGCTCGAAGCCTTCCCGTCCGGGGTGGCGTAGATGTCCTTCTCGTAGCCGTGCAGACCGTCCGCGCCGCGTGCATAGGCACCCTGCTGGTACACACCGGAACCGCCGGCCCGCCCAAACCGGGACGACTGCGGCACCCCGTGGATATGCCAGGAGAAGCCCTGCTTGGGACCCCTGACCCAGGCGGCCACACCGGCCGCCCTCATCGCATCCCGCATCGTCCACAGACGACTCCCGGACGCACCCGACGCGTCTACTGCGTCACCCACGTGCGATGCCCCGGAGATGCCACCCGCGCCGAGGAAGCCCCGCTTGACGATGTAGATGTCGCCGCCGTACCGGTTGGCCGCGTTCTGCATCGTCCTGGCGAACAGATCAGTCCACCGTCCGGAGCCGCCGCCGGTCAGTCGGCCTCCGTTGCGGAACCGAGGCGCCGACGAGTCATCGATGAGCCCCGAGTTGATCGCGTGCAGCAGCCGCGGCGCCCGCGCCGTCCGCCGCCGGGAGACGATGAACTCGCCACCCTCATAGAAGAATGCGCCGCGCGGCGTCATGCCCAGCAGATTGTCCCTGTTGGTCGAGGAGAACGGCGCATCCACGAAGCCGGTCGGAGCCTGCCCACCATGACGGAACCGGGGCACCTTCATGGTCGGCATCTGAGACTTCCCCTTCACCCCGAAGAACCCCTGCACCTTCCGCACGGCCGCGATGATCCCGTTGTTGATGATCTTGTCCACCACGAACGTGATCGGCGCGCCCACAACCTTCTTCAGGCCGTTCCAGATCGTGCCGATCCCAGACACCGTGTTCTTGAACGCGTTCCGGATCGAGCCGAGGATCCGGTCGAACGACGACTTCACCGAGTTCATCACCCTGGTGCCGGTCGCCTTCACAGCGTTCCAGCCGACAGACCAGACGGCCTTGATGATGTTCATCACGCGGGTGATGACCATCTGCACTTGGAGGATCTTGACCGAAATGTTGTGGTGAATGTTGTTGAAGATCGTGGAGACCCTCGTGGAGATCCAGCCCCAGGCGACCCCCCACACAGCCCGGATAATGTTGGTGACGCGGACGATCACCATGTGCACCTGGGCGATCTTCAACGCCACGACCGCGTAGATGCGGTTCCACACCCCGACGAAGAATCCGGAGATCGCGCCCCACACCACCGACCAGACAGCGCGAATCCCGTTGATCACCGGCACGATGACATTCCGGACAGCGTTGACCCCGGCCATCACCACCGTCTTGATCCCGCCCCACACGGCGGAGGCGACCGTGGTCAGCCCCGTCCAGAATGCCGACCAGACGATCTTCACACCGTTGACGAAGTTCACGACCACCCAGCGGATGATCGCGAACCCGGTCAGGAACAGGGACTGCATCGCCTGGAACGCCCAGCTGTTCGTCAGGGCCGTCCACAAGCCAGTCAGGACGCCCTTGATGGCGTCGATGGCCGTCGAGAAGGCCGCCTTGATCTGATCCCAGTGACGAACCACGGCGCCAATCAGCAGACCCAACGGCCCGATGATCACCGACAGCAGGATGGGCCAATACGCTTTGACGAAGTTCACCACGACGTCGATGCCGGTCTGGAAAGCACCCTTGATGCCATTCCACGCCCCGATGAAGAAGTTCGGCACGGTGGTGGTGAAGAAGCTCTTCACGGCGTCGAACGCGCCGGTCGCCCCTTCCCAGCCCTTCTTGAAGAAGTCGGCGAACGGGCCCGAGAACCACCGGCCCACAGCCAGCGCGGCAGCCTTCACGCCATTCAGCGCCGCGTTGACGATCCGCCGGAACGTCTCGCTCTTCTTGTAGGCGACGACGAACGCGGCCACCAGAGCCACAATCCCGGCAATCACCCAGAACCACGGACTCGCGAGGAAGGTCACATTGAGAGCGGTAATTGCGCCCTTCACTGCCTGGATCGGGTGGAGCATCGCGCCGATCATCTTTGAGGTGCCACTGAGACCGGCCAGCTGCTTGGTGGCGTCCTTGACGAACATCCCATTGGACAGAAGCCCGAAAGCGTCCCCAGCCAACTTCGCAGACGTGGCCAGCCGGCTCACTGCCCCGACCGCCCCGATGATGCCCCTCGCGCTGAGAGCCGTAGCAGCGATCGATCCCAGACCTACCGCCAGAGGAGTCAGCCATTCCTGGTTGCGCTTTCCCCAGTTGTACATCACACCGAGTGCATTGCCGATTCGCTCGATGGCTCCGTTTAGTCCGGAGCTGGTGATGTCCCCGTCAGCCGCCTTGAAGGAAGCGACGAACGCCGAGATGGATCCAGTCACCGAATTCAATGCGGCCGGCGCCTTATCGGCGATGGAGCTGAACCCTTGCACCACCGTCCGCAACGGCGACTGGCTGGACTTGCCCATCGTGATGAACGCGTCCTGGAAACTGGCCTTGGCCTTGTCGAGGTCGCCCTTCAGGTTGTCGGTGTTCACCCGGGCGGTCTCCATAGCCGCCCCGGACTTGCCGACGTCCTTCGTCCACTTCGCGACGCCCTTCGCGCCATCCGTGTAGAGGATCGACGCGGCCCGCACCGCATCCGATCCGAAGATCGTGGACATGGCCGCGTCACGCTGCGCCGGCGTCAGCTTGGACATGGACGTCTGCAACTGCCCCGCGAAATTCGACAGCCCGACGAACTTGCCCGAGGAGTCATACGCGGCGATGCCCAGCTTCTCCATCTGCCGCTTCGCATCAGCCGCAGGATTCGACAGCCGCTGCAGCATCGACTTGAGACTGGTGCCAGCATCAGACCCCATCAGGCCCTTGTTGGCGAACTCGGCGAGCACGCCCACCGTCTGATCCAGGGACATGCCCATCTGGGAGGCCACCATGCCGCCCTGGCTCAGCGCCTGGCTGAGCTCGGAGACACCGCCCTGCGCCAGGTTCGCGCCCTGCGCCAGCACGTCGGCGATGTGGCCGACGTCCTTGCCCTTCAACCCGAACTGGGCCATGGCCGAGCTCGCGGTCTCGGCGGACTCGCCGACGTCCATCTCACCCGCGGCCGCCAGGGATAGGGCTCCGGTCAGGCCGCCGCCCATGATGTCCTGGGTGGAGACGCCGGCCTTCGCTAGGGCCTCCACCGATTGCATCGCATCGGTGGCCGAGACGCCGAGCGTCTTGCCCATCTTCATGGCCTGGGCCTCGAGGGCCTTCAGCTGCGGCTCCGTGGCCTCACCAGTGGCTCGCACCTTGGAGACCTGCGCCTCGAAATCCATCGAGGACTTCGCGGCCGCCGCCACCGCAGCCCCGACGCCAGCAACCCCAGTCACCATTCCGGCCGCCGACGTGACGGCCGCCTTCATCCCAGCCCCCACACGGCTGGTGGTCCTCTGGAACCTTTGGAGGATCGTCTCCGCCCCGCCCACCTGACGGCGCAGCGCGTCAGTGCGGGCCTCGAACTTGACGACCATAGACCGCCCGGCACCACTGGCCATCAGCGACCCGCCTCCCACCTGGAGATCGCCGCGTCAATGACATCCATCCACGCGTTGATCATGATCGGGGTGTCACGCCGCAACGTCGGCCAGAACCAGTAGCCCTCGTGCTGCGTCCAAGGCTTGAACTGGCGGGTCGTCTTGCCCCTGTGCGACCCGAACTCGGCGCCGAAGAACACCTGCCCGGTCTGCACACCCTTCTTGAACAGTGGGGATGATCCGGCCGCCTTGATCGTCGGAACACGATCCGACCTGGCGCGGATCTTCGACGCCGACCGCACAGCCTGCGCACCGTGGGACGCGGCCGTCACACGGATCCTGACAACCTCGTCCTGGGCGATGCGCTTCGACGCCTTCCGGACATCAGTGGAGATCTCTCTGGGCATTCCACGCAGCGAGCGGAGGATCTTCGGAAGACCCTCCACATTGACGTGCAACGAGAACTCCCCGGCCATCCCGCCTCACCCCTTCTCCATGTCCTCGGCCTGCTCATGCAGGATTGCGATGACGGTCGCCACGTCGGTGATGTCCTCCTCGGCCCACTCCGAGGGGAGCCGATGTGTGGCGACCGCCAGCTCACAGATCAGACGGCTGTATCCGCCTGACCAAGGTTTGGGAGCTCCACACCCTCATCCCCGTCGCCTTCGCCCTCATCGGCGTCATCGGGGCCTTCCTGGCGCAGGTCCTCAACCTTGTCGATGAAACTGTCAGCGGTGTTGATGTCGGGGATCTGATCGTCGCCGCGCTTCAGCGCGGAGTACGCGACCCACAGCATCTTCTGGAACGACAGATCACCCCCCGCGAGGAAGCCCTTCTTGTGCTGCCTCTCCCACTTGACGACATCGATCAGCTTCGACTTCCCCGACAGGGTGCGGCCGTCATCCAGATCGACCTCGAATGCCCCAGTCGGGGAGACGGAAACAAGCTTCTTGCTCATAGGTCAGTGGTCCTTTCTCACGGCTCAGTGGTGGTTGCCAGCGGCGTCGGCTGCCCGATGACCGGCAGCTTGGCGGACACCTTCGAGAAGGATCCCTGCTCACCGCCGAACTCGGTCGCCATGCAGCGGATCACACCGGCGAATCCGCCCTCCGGCTCCCCCGTGTAGGGGCGGAAGGTGAACGGCATGGTCTTGCCGTGGTTCACCCGCATGAACTCCGACAGGGCCTTGGTGGCATCCTCCTTGTCGCGGCCGGCGAGATACCCGACCTCGAGAGTCCACTCCGGGTCATCAACCTCGGAATACACGCCCTCGGGGCACAGGGCCTTCTCGGTGTTGGTGTCGGCGTCAGGGGTCAGCTTCACACTGTTGACCTGGCACTTGAAGTTGGTTCCGGTGGCCTCAACCCCGAAGATGAGGTCCACGTTCTTGAGATATGTCGGCTCGAAAGCCATGATTCCTCCCGGTTATCCCAGAATCTCGATGTTGATGATGACGCAAGGGAATGACTGCCCTTGGACGTCGTAGCTTCCGAATTCGGAGCCCTTCACGCCACAGTTGCCCACGAGCCCGCCGAGGGTCTGATCCGCCTCGGTGACGTCGATGAGATGCTGTGCGACCTGCGGCCAGAGCTCCTCGAGCTGAGCCAGCTCTGCGGTGGGTGAGGTGCCGGCGGCCGGGGAAACCACCGCCACCGGGACGGTCCACTCATCGAGGCAGAAGGTGCCCTCCCGGTGATCCCAGGCGGGCATCCCCACCACGATGGCCGGCAGCACCGGCAGACCGTCCACAACCCCTGCGGCCACCACGGTGGCCGAGACGCCCTCAAGCGCGTTCCCGACGGCCTGGCGGACGATGGCGGGGGTGATCATCCGAACACCACCCGCCGATAGGGTGCGATCAGGCTGTTGACGTCGCGGTCGTTGATCGGCACGCGCGCCGGCCCGAACTCGCCCATCCCCAGGAACCCGTCGGGCGAGTTCCGGCGGGCCAAGTAGCGGGCCGTCAGGAGCCTGACAGCCTGCACCAGATCCTCCGGAGTGCCCCAGCCAGGCCGGGCCGGCCGGAACCTGACACGCGCAGCCACCCAGGCGTCAGCCGACCGCCACGCATTGACAGCCTGGCGCTGATCATGCGTGGAGAAATCGGGCTGCACCTGAGACCACACGGTCAGGACTCCCGGCTCGACGTCGGCCATGGTCCGGCTCAGCCCTCGCCGCCGGCCGGGGTGACCGACAGCTTGCAGAACGCCGTGGAGTCCAACACCCCGGTCGCGACATACCCGCCGTAGGAGACGCCCAGCCCGAAGACCTTCGGCTCGACGGCCTGCAGCAGGCCGACCCTCTCCTCGTAGAACTCGGCCAGGTTGGAGCGGCCGAGGATCACGGTTCCGGCCGGCAGACCGGGGACCATGATCCGAGGAATGTCGAGGATCGACCCCTCGAACCCGGTGGCCTTCGCGACACCCGGGTTCTCGTTGGTGGCCGAGGTGACGTTGGTCAGGGTCAGGAGGGTCCCCAGGGAGGCCCACATGTCCACGCTGGTCCAGATGGTGTTGACCAGGCGCAGCGCGGAGGCCCGCTTGGTGCCGTTGCCGGTCATCGCGGTCACGGCGCCGGCGTAGAGCCCCTTCACCCAGTCCGCGATGGTGTCGGTCGCCACCGCCTGAGTCTGGGTCACAGCGGTCGCGAACTGCTGCGCGGCCCAGTCCTCGGTGTCGGTGCCGTAGATGAGCTGCAGATCGGAGATCACCGAGTCCCAGGCGGACGGGCTGGTCCAGTCGATGTCCTGACGGGAGATGTTCACGAAGCCACCGAAGGTGTGCTTGGTGAACGGAACGCCCTCGATCTTCAGCGCCGAGTCGACCAGCTCACCCTTCTCATTGGTCTGCTCGCCGGTCTTCGTGTGACCGGTGATGTGCGGCCGCTCGAAACTCTTCCCGGCGATCCCCGCGAGCGGCTTGGCGCCGATCGAGGACACGAACGGACGAGACCCGTCGAGATCCTGGAGGATCTCCCCGACGATCGGCTTCGGCAGCAGCCCCGGCGTATCGGCCGTGGTCTGATGCTCGCCCGCGGCGACATCGTTGGCGGCCCGGTTCAGGGCCATGACGTCACGGCCGAGCGCGGCAGACACACGCTGCTGAGCGTCAGACGAAGGGGCGATCTGAGCGCCGGGGTAGCCCACGGCTCGGACGTAGTCGACGAGGAATTCGCCAGCAGTCTTGTAGGCCTGCTCGCGGGGCTCGGCGGAAAGCCTGCGCTGCTCACCATCGCCGCGACGCTGCCTGGCCTGCGCAGCCGGCTTGCGAACCTGGTGGGCGGCGCGAGTCTCCTCGAACGCCTCCAGCGGCTTGACCTGCTCGTCAATCTCCGCCATCCGCTGACGGGCCGACTCGACGTTCTTCAGCTCGGCGTCGACCAGGTCGCGCTCTTCCTCATTGGCCTTGTCGAGCAGCTGGGAGATGAACTCCTCCTGCTCGGAGCGCTGATTGAGCAGCCGCTCCAGGACCGGGTTTCCCATGATGAACCACCTCTCCAGGGGGTGCGAACGAATGTGTTCGCTCCTCCGTGGTGGCCCATCCCCCACATCAACTGGTGGCCCGTGACGCCTTGCTCCGGGTTGTTGTGGTTCGTCTCCGGCGGGGAGCAGAAGGACTTGAGCCCTTCTGGTCATTCATGCTGGCATCCGGCTGCCCTGAAATTGCTGCATCCTTGGCGTGCTCGGGTTCGGCCCTCTCCGGACGCGGCTCAGGATCATCAGACTCGGCAGTCAGATGCCCGGACATCATCCGGTTCACCTCGGCGCGCAGCGCAGCCAGATCTGACGGCGAAGGCATGCTCACGACGCACTCCTGCGATTCGCGGCCAGCCACTGAGCCCACGCCTCACGCCGCGGGAACGTGAGCTCGTGGTTCGGCATCTCGCGGCGCTGCTCCCTGGATCTCACCTGGGAAACCTTGGCGCCGGCGAAGGCAGGCGTCGGGGTGATGGAGACTTCGAGGAGCCTTGACTCCAGTCTGGTGACCTTGTCCATGCCGTCGATGCCGCGGTTCGGATCCCAGTCCTCATCCGGCACGTACTCCCACTCCGACCTGATGGGCGCGAAGCCGATGCTCAGGCCGGTCAGCATGCCCTTGTCGGCGAGATCTGCGGCCCGCTCGGCCTCCTCCGAGGAGTCCATCAGCCAGGTGCAGTCCAGACCGTTGTCATTGTCGTCCCACTCCTCAGACACGCCGACTGGCCATGTCTGGTTGTTGTGCCACATCAGCAGCGGGAGCTTTCTGGCGGCCTCCCTGATGGACTTCGCGAAGCTCTTCGGAGCGTGCTGTTCCGCGAACCATCCGATCGAGGTGAACGTGTTGTACGGCACTGCACGTCCGCTGATCCTCCGGTTATCGGCCTCGACGTCTACGAGCTCCAGCGCCGCCGACGCGGTGCGCACCTCCGGCGCCCGCAGCGTCACGATCTGGTCATTCATCGTTCTGCCCTCCCTGATTCTGGCCCGACGTCATGCTCTGAGTGATCACGGGATTCCGGAGTTCGTCTGCCCCTGGAACGGGGCTCTTCCCTATGTACTGGCGGGCCTCGTTCACGCTGAGCAGGCCCGTGTTCACGGCCTGCGACAGGAACGTGATCGTCGTGGACATGTCGTCGCCCAGGATCGCCTGACGATCGAAGCGGAGATCCGTGCCCGGGGGCAGCCACGCCGTCCCCCACGCCTGCTCGAACTGGGCGATCATCAAGCCCAGGGTCTGCCTGATCAGCATCAGGAACATCGGCCCGGGGGAACGGTAGGTGAGCCCCTTAGATTCGGCGCCCAACCAGAACCCATCCAGGTTGAACATGTTCGCCACATCAACCCGGGACAGTTTCCGGGCCTCGGAGAGTTCCTGGTCAGCAGGCGACCACGCCAGCTTCACGATCTCGGTTCCATTTGGCAGCACAGCCGGCTCCCGTTTCGGCCCGCCGTACCTGTCCACCCAGGATTGCTTGGCGGCGTCGGCCTCCTCCTGTGACAGCTCACTGTTGGGTACCACGATCGCCACGCTTGGGACGGCGCTCGTGTCCAGCACGCGCGCCTCATAGGCCTGCTGGTCTGCGACCTTCCCCAAGGCCGCGAGGTGCTGCTCGACGACCCCCACGCCGATCAACGTGTTCCACCGGTTCGCACCCCGCCTCACATGGATCACGTCTCGACTGTCGACCTGCACGCCGTCGATCCAGTAGACCGGGCTGCCAGTCGTCGGCTCCTCGGTGACCGCCACCCTGGGCGCCGGCACCCACGCCATCGTCAACGGCCACCCCGACTCAGACCGCGACGTCACCACGGAGACGGCGTTCCCATGAATCCACCAGTCCATGAAGTTCTGCTCCACGAACCATGCCGTCTCAGCGTCCGGATCCGGCCGCATCAGAATCATCCACGGGAACGGCGACAACTCCGGACCCACCCACGCCTTCATCGGCATCGTCGCCGGCATCGACGCCACAATCCCCAACGCCCTGGCGACCTCCGGAATGCCCTTCGCACGGTCAGGATCTGTGGCCATCGTCCACCCGGTCAGCACTCCCACCGGCCCGACGTTCAGGGTGCGCACCTGATCCGCCGACAGGCCCCCCACCTGATAGACCGCCATCAGAAGATCCTGAAAACGGGCTTGACGGGCTCGACGTCGCCAGGATGATCAGCGGCCCACACAGCCGCCGTGGTCGATTCGAGCACCGTCACGGTCACCTCCGAAGTTTTCGCCCACATCGTCAGCCCAGTCTTCGTTTCCCGGAGCCCGGCATGACGCATGGAATCCTCCAAGTCAGGATGCCCGTCATGTGACACCGAAATTGGAGACTCCTCAACCCCCGACTTGAACCGGATACACGCCGACCCCCAATCACCCATTCCCAACTTCAGCAGCTCCACGCCGTGCGTCGTCAGCTCATCGGCCACATTCCGGCCCGGCCCCACATGGTTGATCGCCACCGCCACCGGATGATGGGCCGCCACCAACTGCTCCACCGCCGGAGCCACCCACCTGGTGCCTGGCCTGTGCGCAATCTGCTCCGTCAACGCCACCCCATCAGGGCGCCGCCACGCCGCCGTGATCGCCGAATCCACCCCGTCCTGATCCACGCCCACACCGATGCCCACCAGGGCCGTCTCCGGGATCTGCTCCCGCGTCCGCGCCCGCCCCCACTGCAACTCATCGATCACCGTCTCCGACGCCGTCTCGTCAGCATCCAGCCCGCCGTAAGCGCGAAGGAACCGCGACCTGGACTGTGCGAGCTCAGATTCCAGGAAGCCACGCCGGATCCCGTGATCCCGCCGCGGATGAGCATCCAGGGTGAGGTCCAGGAGCTCATCGTCCTCCAACAGCGAGGTGCGCACCCCGCCGACCTCCTCAGGCAACCCCCACTCGAAATGGGCCACTCCCTCGCCGCTGTCGCGTTCGATCGCCTGCCGGCCCTTCTCCCGGGCATCCTTCAGCCACTCCGACCGAGACGTGCCAGCCGCCGACAGCAACCAGGCCTGCCCCGGCTTCACACTGAAGACCGGCACCCAGGCGTCCTCCAACGCCAGCTTGTCGGCCATCGAGAACCACCACAGCTCATCCACGAACACCAGATCCGGCTCGTCGCCATGGATCGCGTTCTCCTTCGGAGTGAACGGCCGGAAGAACGACCCGCTGCCTGGCCACGCCAGGCCCTCGTGGCCGATCGATATCTTCCGCTTCACCCGATCACCCATCGCCGAGCGCACGATCCGCCCAGACACATCACCCCACCGCGCCAGAGCAGCATCCCCCGACTGCGCCGTCATGAACGCCCGCGCCTCCCGCGGCTGCCCACACCTGTGAGCCACAAGCCCAGTCACCATCGCCGTCTTCCCAGACCGGCGCGGCGCCAGCACATGCACCTCGTTGTAGGCCCACGACCCGTCAGGCAGCACCTCCAGGGCGACATCGAGCACATACCGCTGCCACGGGAACAACTCCATCCCGAAGATCGCCCTCGTGATCCGCGCCACCGCCGGGCCGAACGACGGCCGCTCAGGACGCCTGCGAGTCGCCCACCTCGGGGCCGGCCCCCAGGAGCTCGGCCACTCGACCGGCCCCACCATCGGAAGCCGCATCATCGTCTGCGAGTCCATCGATTGCACCTCCCTTGATCGCCTTCAGCAGCATCAGCATCCGAGTCGTCGCCGAGATGTAGCCCGGCCGGTCCTGCTGGTTGCGACAGGAGTCCGCCAGGTCGGCCGAGTCCTTCAGCATCTCCGCCAGCAGCAGCGTCTCCGGGTTGCTGTCACCGACCTCCTTCGCGATCGCGCGGGCCGCCTTCCCGAACCGGCCAGCGCCGTTGCCCCAGCCCCTCGCCCTGGTCATGCGGCCTCACCACCCCAACGATCCACGGCAGCCAACTTGTCCGCCTCCGACAGCAACTCGATCCCCACATTCCGCGCCCCAGGCTCATGCACCCACCACCACATCGCGACGGCACGCGCAGCAGCCTCGCGAGAGGGGTGATAGCCCAGCCAGACGAAGCCACTGCGCCCGCCTTCTGCCGTCTTGACGCTGGCTTTCCACCGTCTCTCGCGCTTGTCCCAGGAGACGCCCCTGAACCCGCTGGTGTTCCTGCGGTTCATGCCGCAGCTCCTGACGTTCTGGCGCTGGGTCACCTCAACCAGATGATGCGGGTTCACGCAGGCCGGCGTCTCGCACGTGTGGTCCAGCACCATCCCGCGATGCAGCACCCGGCCATCCAGCACCCAGGCCACACGATGAGCCAGCACCATGGTCGCGCCGAGCTTGAAGTGCCCGTATCCGATCGACACCGTGTGCGCGGTCCACAACCAGCAGCCATCAGGCCCCGCAGAGCGGTCCACCTTCGCCCAGAACCTGGCCTCCGAACCCGCCAGGGCGCCCGGATCCAGCGGGGTCGCGCGGTCGATATTCGAGGTCATCGGTCAGCACCTCCCCGAGAAGACGGATTCGAGAAAAAAAGCGGCCGGGGGGCCATCGGCGATGTCTGGTCTGGCCTGGCCCCCAAAAAAACGGGGGCCGCTCGGCTGGTTCACAGGTTCGGCACAGCTTCGCGGGTCGGTCGCGCCTTCGAGTCCGGCCCGCGACTGCCGTTGCCTTCCCATCGCTCCATGCTGGCGATCTGACGGCCTTTCAGGTGCGGACCCTGGAGAGTGTGCCTCCCGCCTGTCTCGTGGCGTCCTGGGGGGCATTCTGTGGGTCTGGTGCATGGTTCTGGTCATTGGAGTCCTTCGGGGAACCAGACGCGGCTCGGTGTCGGTCGGTCTGGTGTCTTGGCGTCGTTGGCGTGCTCGAGGTTGCAGCTCGGGTGTTCGGGTCTGGTCTCGGCGTCGCTGCCTCCGTGGTTGCGGTCGCGGACGTGGCCGAGGTGCCAGTGGTTGGGGTCGAGTGGTCCGCGTGCGCCTTGGCAGCGCCAGCATTGGATGGCGCCGGCTTCGACGAGTGGCTGCCATTGGGCGCGGAGTTTGCGCCAGGCGTTGGTGGATCCGCGTGGGGTGAGGGATGAGGCTCCGGTCAT